AGAAAGATAAGGCTTTGAGTTGATTAAAGTTCATGGCACGAGGACTTGTAGAGTTTCGTGTTCTGAAGTAAAGATTATCCCACCTCTGCTGGTCAGCACTGGATCTTGGACGAGTACGAGGTGGACGAAAGTTTGGTCCCGTCACCCGACGCAGTTCACCGTTCTGCTGCACAATCATCTTGCTTCTACCGCGAGACTCTCTACCGCATCCAACCGGAGGAGCAGGGCAAGCAGGCATATTGCCGTGACGCACAGTTCCACAGTGCGGACACACAATTGGATCTTGGTCAGGATTTTTTTCCGCTTGCTCGCGTATCTTCTTCTCAATCTGCTCCTCAGTCTGATAGTACATCTCCTCCCAGTTACGGTCCCGATTAGGCCCGCCACCGAATTTGTAATAGGAGCCAGCATGATCCGTAATTAGAACGTGGTCAGGTGTCTCTGCCGAATAGCGAATAACCCTACCCGTCGATTGCAAGTACGTCTTGATCGACCCCATGGGACAGGCAAGAACTAAGTGATACATCTGTGGCAAGTCGATGCCCTCCCTGAGGACAAAGCGATTGCATATCACCTTGATGTCACCAGCTTTCCACGCCTCCAGTACCTCTTGTCGAATCTTACCATCTGTGTCCGTGTACACCTGATCGTTGATCTGCACTTTATTGGCATCAATATGAGCAGCCTTTACGCCCTGCCGCATGAAGTCCAGCGTCAATCCAATCGATGACTCTACGCAGGGTGCGAACACAAGCGTTGGCCTTTTGTCTGGATTCTCGGTAAACCACTCTTCAATCACACGACCAACAATCTGCTGACTCCACACATGTTTTCTGATGTCACCGATACTGTACTCGCCCGTCTTGACTCGCTTAACCTTCGACAAGTCAAATTCAAACGGAGCCTTAATCACAGCCCTTACGTGAGCACCAGCAGCCAAGCATTCTGAAGGTTTACCTGACACAACTAGCTTCGGGTACAAGTGACTCATACCCACAGGAGTTGCCGACAAGCCGACGATCTTTCGATTGCGATGCAGGTAAGACCTTAAGAACTTTTCGCTCTCACCACTGGCTTGCAAGTGCCCCTCATCCACAAACACATAGTCAGCGTCAAACGGTTCCCAGCGATTACTGTTAATGGTTCTTGAGATCTCCGTCTGAATGGAACTAATCTGTATATCCTGCGTCGAATCAAAATGCTCAGCCAGTGATGCTGCTCGCACACCAAAGCCTATACCTTTAGCTTGAGCGTTAAGCATCGTTTGATGCGTGAGCATCTTGCGGTTAGTCAGGATCAAACACTTAGCTCCCTGGCTCTGATAATACTGAGCTAGTGCCCACATCATGTCTGACTTACCTCCACCCGTAGCACTACATAGCGTTACGGCATTCGTCGATCTCAAAGCCTCCACTACCTGCACTACACCATTGATCTGATGAAGCCAAGGAGTCCTTGAGAAGAATGGCATTAAGGCTTCTTGCATTGTTCTCTCCATATCGTGACGAACGAAGCAAAGGCCACCTGCACTCTCTCTTTCCATGGAGATCGCTTTAGCTTTTTACCTTCGGCAACCGAGTCGATGCGAGCAGGAAGCTCAGCAATAAACCTCTCAATCTTGGCTATCTCTTGCTCAAGACGTTTGTTTTTCTGCTCAGGCTTTTCCGGTTGGCCCGACTGGTGCTCAGCAACTGCCTGAACAACTTCCTCTACAGAACGGAATACTAGATCCTCGCCTACGTTCGTTGGCAAATTCTCTAGCACATCACACACCTGAGATTTCTGCGACTCAGGCAAGTCCTTGATCGACAGAATAGATTCTGGGGTAGCTGCAATGTGACCATGAACAATGTTCCGCTTAGCCTGCGGAGTTAAGGAATCAAGCACTTCCGTCACTGCTAAATCCGACCAGATCTGGCGAGCCGAAACACCCGTTGCTTTAGCGACTGAATCTACAATTGCAGTCTTTAACCCACGAACATTACTAATCTTGCTCGCCTTGGCTTCGACAAGCATAGCCCTCCACCGAGCCCGACTAATACCATCTCCATTACGCCGACCGAACTGATGAGCGAAGATCCAATCCTTAACCTGCTGACGATTCTCAAAAGGAATGTCGATCGTAGTAAAAGGTACGTTCTCGGCTAACGCAATCTCGTAGCGAGTCATACCGTCCACGACTATATCCTCACCCTCCCATACAACAATCGGATCGATCACTCGGCCATCGCGAACAATGTTCTTGCGTAACTGATCTAGCTCTTCAGCACTATGAGCCTCTAGTAAATTCCTGAACTCATCATCAACGACCAATAGCCTGTTCATCCACTTGTTCCTTCCATAGGTAGCTCTTGCCAGAACTCGTCTCCACCTCTTCTGCATATCCTCGCTCAACAGCCTGCTTCCAAATCGTCTCGTCCTTCATGCTACAACTGTCTACCAGAGCAGCACCCAGGAACATTGAAACAGCCATACACAAGCACGTTATGCTGATACAGTCATCTACTTCTTTCTCACGCATTACCAAGCCCCTCCGAACAGCAAGAACGCAGCCAGTGCGATAATAGGCCACACCCACCACGGAGCACCTAGAAATATCAACAACCCTTGCATCAAGAACTTCATTGCCCAAGACGGCAGAAAACCGCTAAGCTTTTCGTAGAGATTGAAAATCGCCTGACGGATCCTCTTGAATGGCCTGAATCTCCTGCGCTCACTACCATCCTGATTCTGCGATTGTCTGCGGCCCCAACCCCTGAATCTCTTCAGCATCATAGAACTCCTTTGTGAAAACAAATTGACTTGGGACGACTGGATCGACACACAAAACAAGACGATCCTTGGCTCGTGTCATTGCCACGTACATCAATCGCCTCTCCTCAATTATTCCCTCCTCAGAGCGAATGGATTTCTTGCTTGGAAAAACTCCCTCCTTAAGGTCAGCTATGATCACCACTGGCCACTCTAGACCCTTCGCCTGATGGATCGTAGATACAGTGACCGCATCCTTGCTTGACTCAACCTCCGCAGGCGAAACCAGCTTCTCAACCGCATCACGCACGAAGTAACCACCCACGCTCTTCTTGACCTCAACTACACTTGAACGAAGCTCTGGCACATCCTTCACTTCCTCAAGCGCCTCAGCAAACACTAACTCTGTATTGCTACACGAGCTAATAAATTTCACAATCGACACCCCATTCCTGTTGGTCACTAGAGAAGCCAGGATGTCCTCTGGCTCATTCCCTGTTAGATGGATCGATATTTGACGAGCAGCTTCCTTGAACAGAATCTGATGAATGACATTATCCCTGTTCATGCCAAACATCGCGGCCATAGCCAGAAATGCTACCTTACCTTGCACTGGCTTGACTGCGTTGCATGGCACATTAGTCTCTGCTAACTCACGAGCCAAATACTCTACCGTTCGGTTTGTTCTGCAAAGAATCGCTATCTCCTGTGGCTGATATAGATCCTCCATGAGCCTCAATACCTCTAGGACTGGACGATCGGTAGAGACTGTCACTGGCTCAAACACACTATCTCGCACAGAAACCACATCGGCCTCAGCGTCAGGATTAAACTGAATTAGATGATTACTTGCTCGCACAATCTTGGGCTGGCAACGAAACGATTCCTTTAGCGGCAAAGCCAAACTCTTTTCACTGACAGCATAGCTATGAAAAATCTCTGGAGCCGCATTACGCCACGAGTAAATGTTCTGGTTCATGTCACCGACAATCACAAGCTGAGCAGCAGACCGCTTAACCAACTCCTCAATCAGAAGCCACTGAATCTTGGACGTATCCTGAGCCTCATCCACAATGAGAAGCCTGCACGATGGTCGGTACATACCTGACTGCAAGACCCATATCGCCGTAAGCAATACACCTAAGTAGTCGCTGTAGTTGCTGGTCGTCATCAATTGATCCATCGCACCTAGCAGCCTAGCCTCTTCCGTTACCTTAGCGTTCTCGGCAGGACGATTGCCTAGATAAGGAGCTACTCTCATTTCATCAATAAGTGATGCCACCTCTGGCGTAGCCTTGACCTTGTGCATCTCACAAACGATCTGAAACAGAATCCAGTGACATGCTGGACTCAGTAGCTTTAGATCGGAAAAGCGATTCTTGGCGATACTCAAAGCCAGGGCGTCGATCGTACTAGCCTGCACCCGTCGACCTTGCCGACCAAGCCTGTCTTTAAGCTCTCGTGCCGCTCGCCGCGTGAACGTGATCGCAATCACATCTTCACCAGCCATGCCTCGCTCTAGATGCTCCTTAATCAAGCCAACGACCGTATGCGTCTTGCCTGATCCTGGGCCAGCCTTCACAACCACTGGCCCCATTCTCATTAGGCTTGAATGAATAATTGCTTCCTGCTGCTCTGAAAAATCAGACATGGATAACCTCCAGCTTTGTGTCACCAACCACAGTGTCGTGCCAGTGAGCAATAAAGACATTGCCTCGTGCAACGCGAGTCAGTGCTAAGACAAACTTGTTGGTATAAACCGAATCAAGTTCACCGCCCTCTAAGAATAGTAGTGATCTCACTACGTTACGTACAGCATGAATAGCCAAAATAATCGAAGATCCGTAGATCAATCTCTCAGCACCACTCATCGCTGCAAACACGCTTCCATTGGTGTTCTTGATGACCACAGACGGACGCTTGCCAGCCACTGGCTCAATCACTACCGGAGATAAGTCACAGTAAGTAATGATCTGATTAGCAATCTCACACACCTTACCAATCCCATCGTTCATCGCCTTAACTCGGAACGATTGCAAGTCCTCAACCAACTGCTCGAAGTATGGTTCCAGTGACTTAAGCTTTGTTGATTGATTACGTGCATCTTGCGCAGTGAGTAAATAGCGTGAGTATTCATTGGCTCGCGTGATACAACCCGTCACCTGCTGTAACCGATACGCTGTCGCCTGCAACTTCTCTTCGTCCACCACCACTAACTTATCCTGTAGAGACTCATTCTCACGACGATAGTTTGCGATCTGAGAATCAGCATGCTTGCTTGATGCCGCCGCCTTATCGATCTGGCTCTTGCTCTGCGAGATAAGACCCTCACACAAACCTATGCACTTAGCAATCGACTTGCGTGTAATTGCCGGAAACCCCAGACCTTGAGCATGGCTCATTTCACGTACCGTCTGATACAAGTTATCCAGATGTTCGTCATCGCCCACGACATACGTGTTCTGAGTAACGTACTCTTGAACCAGTCCAACAAACTTATCTGATACCTTGATTAGCTCGTGTTCTGGGTTCAAAACTCGTATACACTCAAGCAAATCACCTACCTTACTCGTAAAGAAGCCGAGGCTGCTAAAGTCTTGTGGATCGACAAAATCCGGCATCCTAGCAAGCAACTCTTGACACTGCTCAAGTAACTCAGTCTTGGCAGCCAGTGATGCTGTTAACTGCTGCTGTGTCTCAGCAAACGACTTGACTTGATTGCCTAGCCGTTCGATCTGAGAGTTGTTGTAAGCGATCGTCTGCTCTACCGTAGTCTTAGCCGTAGCCATCTCTGTGAACTGGTTGATCTGCGACTTAAGGCTAGCCTGCTCTAACTTGAGATCCTCTAGCGATGGACCATCGTAAGGCTGTGGAGCAGTCTCAATCGCCTTCAGGATCGCCCTAGCTTTCTCTCGCACTTCTCGCAAGCTGATATTAACCTGCTCAAGTAACTGAGTCGCTCGGCTAAAGCAATCCAGTTCACCTGCCAACTGAAGTGCAATGTCTGCCGTTGAGAAGCCAGCATCTGTCAGCTTCTTCATTAGATCACCGACCGACTGCTTGATATGCTCTGGCAGTCCCTCGCCCGAAGCAGAGTCCACCGGCATAATCAATCGCCAAACCTCTTCGCCGGTTAGATCGCGGAACTGATCGATCGACACCGGAACATTACCACACTGGCTTGCAGCTTCAGCCTCACTGACCTGCATACCATTGATCATCATTACACGAGACTGGCTTACCGATCCCTTCTTGCTCAGCGTGAGCGATAGCTTTGCAACCATGCCATCATCAGCCTCACACACCACAGAACAACTATCACTACCACTGCGAACGAGAGCACCGGCACCCTTTGCTCCAATCTCCTCACATCGGCCAAAGATAGAATATTGAATACCCTGTAGCAAAGCAGACTTCCCGCTGCGATTGCCACCGCACACATAAGTCACTGGCTTAAGATCGTACCGCCCATCCTTGAGCCCTTTTAGATTGCTCACCTGCACACTCTTCAAACTCATTGTGTCACCCTCAAATGATCTATGATCTTGTCAATCGTTTCTAAAGTTACGTTTGGCTTTACAAGGTCGCTCTTAGTCTTCAGCCCCTGCAAGCGAAGTGCAGCCTTTACAAGCTCATCAACCTGCCCTGGCTTCTCTTCATTGCGAGGTATCTTCTCAATCGCTGCCCGCAAATCATTCAATGCGTCTGCTTTACTCCTAACCTTCTTCTGAGGGGACTCAATTACTGAAGTGACTTCAGTAACCTCGTCCTCGTCATTTTCGTTGACCGTCTCAATGTCCTCATCCGTGGCTTCTGCGTACTCCGCTTTGACATCAATGTAGTCACCATCAATCACTACGCTGCCCTGTTTGTTACGTGACACCACATCACCCAGCTTCATTAGGTCTTTATCCGCCTGAGGCCAAATTGTAATTGTCACCGTATTGTCTTCATCTACGTAGTGAAGTCCCAACAGCTTGCGCATAATGTTTCTGGAGGCCATGCTGTAAGCGTTCCTCTCAGCAAACTTCTGCTTCTCAAGATGCTCCCGATAGATTGCCAAGACAGCCTTGCTATTAAGATCAACCTCTAGCTCAACTCCCATCGATACAGGCACCCGTATACAACTAGGAGGGCAGGGTGGAGCGGCTGCCGAGTTGATCAGCCTACCCCAATCCTTAACCTCACCACTTCGCTTGTCGTGCCACTTGGCGTACAAATCAGAAGCCAAATATGCCTTAAAGTTAAACACAAAGGTCAAGTCCTGAGCCTGCCAGTTACCGCTAGGCCCACGGCAAGCACCAATCACCCTAACCTTCACGTACTCCAGCATGCCGTTGGATTCGTGTAGGTAAGGATTGCCTACCTCGCGACCGTCTGACGAGATAATCGTGTCTGGGCTGACGAAGTTAATTCCGATCAAACTGCGAAGATAATCATACCCCTTGGCTGTAATCACCTTCTTCTGCTCGTACTGCTTGGTCTCAGCATTCAGAACCGTCATGTTGTACCACTGGCCCTGCTCTGCGGTGAGCATGACCTTCTTCGTGATACTGTACACAGCACCATCTGGCTGCACCCGAACCAAAGCACCCTTACCATCGGCGCCGTAAACATGCCGCAATGTCGACAACTGGCTACTCATCGGCTTTTCTCCATGATCATTTGAAAGACACCCAACTGATGCTCTGGCGTATCCAGCCACAGAATGTGACCGTAATCCTCTTCCTTGCCGTCGAAGTAGTCGACCAAGGCATTGATGGCCCGATCGTGACGCTCCTCACCAAAAAACGTCTGGATCATGTCAACCCAGAAAAAGAACGGCTGCCGCAGATTGTCCATCTCGCAGTCGTGTGAATGATTGGCAAAGTGATCTGCCGTGACTGGTAACTCGGCCTGCATACAATTCCTCCTAGCACCTAGCCAGATGCTCTTTAGCGGTGGATCGCTATCCTAAGAAAACAAGAAAGTCCCACTGAGATAAGCAATTCGCAAACTGCAAATCGCTGACGGTTGAAAGATAGAAATGCCCGAAAGCTTGGTCAATACTCTGCCATCACTGGCTGACCAATCGATTCAATCAGCAAAGGCCATTAGAGCGAAAGATAATAAAAAAGTCGTACCCCACAATGGGTATAAAAAGACTTGACTATCTTATCTAGCCTGCTAGGATTCAAACAACTGTTTCGAAAAGAGAGATTAATCCAACCATAAGTAGTGGTTCCGAAAGTGGAGGATAAGGGACTTGAAGAAAATTCGGAAAATTCGGAAAAATTTATCCCCCGCCCCTCACCCCACTATCTGTGGCGTAGATTAGGAAATCCTCTCTTGGTCCTTACCTAGCGAGAATGTCCATGTTGCTACACGAATTTTTTGAATCAATCTACACACCCCTAAAACTTCGAGGTCGCAGCAAGGAGACTGTCCGGTTGTATCGATTATCGATACGGTCTTTTGAGAAGACGCTGGGCAGAAAAGCACTCCTAAGTGACCTAACCGACCTGGAAATGGCTCGTCACTTAAGCCGAGTCGGAGCCAGTGGTCGGGCTGCTGCGACGGTGAACAAAGACAGGGCTCAGATCCTGGCGATCTGGCGTTTTGCCTGTCAGCGTGGCTATCTCCAGATTTGGCCCAACGTGCCAGCCGAGATAGAACCTAAGCGAACTCCGCAGGCTTGGCTACCAGAGGAGTTGCTTGCCATCCAGCGGACGATTGAGAAAGAGGATGGCTTTATTGGCAACGTACCAGCCAGGGATTTTTGGCGCGCTTTGTTTCTTGTGATCCTCGACACCGCAGAGCGAATAGGCGCAGTGATGCAGATAGAGTGGTCACAGCTACAGCTTCATTGGCTGACGATCCCTGCCGAACACCGCAAGGGAAAGCGGCGAGACCGGCAGTATCAGTTGAGTGTAGAGACCATGCAGGCACTAGCTCAACTGCCGAGAGATCATAAGCTGGTGTTCCACTGGCCGCTCAATAGATTGTTTCTGTGGGGTAAATGGGGTCAACTGATGAAAAAGGCTGGACTATCGACGGATCGCAAGAGCAAGTTCCATCGTTTGCGCAGAACGGTAGCCAGTGCGTGCGATGCGATTGACATGGATGCTCAGGCCGTCCTAGACCACAAAGATCGCAGCGTCACAGAGATGTACCTTGACCCTCGCATTAGCAAGCAAGTGAGTGCTGCTGGAGTAGCACTGGCTTACATGCGTGGTCATGGCCACAGCGTTAACTGATCTTCGATCGCTCTGACCGTGTTATGCCAACCTGGAGAGTCGTCTTCTAATATAGACGGCTTACTAGGTGGAGGTGATTTCCAGCAGCAGGTGATGACACCAAGTTCAAGTTCAGCAAAGCATTCACTGCAAACTAAACGCCCCTTGGAATCAAACGCCTGCGCTGGATCACCGCAGCTTTTACAGGATGACCTAATCACAGCCTGACCTTCCTACCCCTAGTCAGACTACGCTGAGTCAAAGAAGCTGGAGGCTCTGGCCTAATCGTCATGCCTAAGTAAGTATGACTGGCTGCCGCCATTCTCTCCAGTCGCTCAAGCAGAAGCCACTCCATGGGTTCACCAGGTGGCATGTTGCTGCTCCAGAACACCAAAGACTTCCTTTGTCCGATCATGAAGTAGTGCGGATAGAACTGGCCAATCCGTGTCTCTAAGTATTCTTTATTGCAAATGCCAGTGACGATACTCGCACCATGTCTAGTTACGACAAGGTAGCCAGCCGCAAGAGAGTCAAAGGTATTTCTAACAAGCGGTCCATGATGCGGGCCTAAGTACCTAATGTTTGGCAGTGAAAAAGTGACGCCTGTAAGCCCACGAATATCTTGATGCTGATCCAAAGTCAGTTGCCAATCGTTGTTCCACCGACTGACCAAAAGCATGTTCTCTTCAGTTACTTCTACGATGCTGTATCTATCTCGGTATGCATTGAGCAAAACTGCGTCAAGATTATCGTTTGGATAGCGGGTAGTCCAGCGATAGCCAAGTGGCGCTAGTGGCCTAGTTTCCAGAGTAAACGCAGGCATCGTTTGAATCGGCCTGATGTGTGTCTCGTTACCAGCGATTACATCCTCGCTGTGAAGATCAGCATGACGCTTTCGCTGGAAACCATCGACACGTATATCGCCAATAACGAGATACTCTCCAAACTCTACGTAACGGTAGCCAGGAGCGTACATGTCATAATTTAGCGGCACACATCTAGTCGCTTCACATATCACGAAACGGCTATCCACCGACTCACCGATATACTGGTCAGTGCAGACTCTCTCCATACGCCTAGCTAAGCCATCGTGAACAATAATGTCGCCTAGATAGATACGTTCGCTAGAATCACGAAAGCGATACTTATTGCAATTGAGAATCCTACAGGGGTAAGGCAACCTACACACACCCGTCTGAGGCAACGTAGCCACGACCAAATTTCCACTGGTATCCTGCACCAGATCACCCCAGCATGCTTGATGTTGAGGTGACTCTGGTAGCCAGATGTCTATTGGCATGGTTTTGGGAATGTAGCAATAGCGATCACGCTTCCATGGCTCGTGCTGTTCTACTTGATCACTCACAGATTCCTCTCCAGTTTATGGAGTAGACCAATCAGCAGTCGGGCCACACAAGCACTATCGACCAAAGGTATACCTGGAGGTACATCGGCGCCCACCATACACTCAAGAACCGCAGCACGAGGTAAAGCAAGGTTGGTGTATAAGAACGTACTGACGGCAGCCCGCGAATCAACAATGTCTTGCCGAGTCGAATCCGCTGAGCTTTCGGTCAACTGTAGCTCATCGATAATCTCTTCCACTCGCGACTGAAGCTGACTACCTGCCTGACGTAACTGAATGTTTTCAAGAAGCAGTTTGCCAGCATTTTCCTGCATATCTACGATACGCTTCTCCAGTTCTTTGACTTTCGCCTGAAGATCCACACCCACTGACTTAGCCTTCTTAACAACCTTCTTTGACGCCATCTTTACCATTGTTAAAACCCCTATTTCAAAATCTTGACACAACTTCTTGCGTAAACATCACCATCATGAATCACTAAAAAATGACCGTCTGAGAAGCCAACAAGCTCGCACTCAACCCAGTCGTTATCCTCAATCTCAGCCTTAACTCCCTTCCCGTGGAAATCTTTCCAGCACAGAGGATTAAGCTCTACCCATTCCTTTTTAGGTTGAGGCCACACCTCTACCCCCTTAGGCCAGTCAATCCTGCTATCGATATTCTTAATCAGCAGATCGCCACGCTCTCGGTACATCAGCACCTTAGCGTTGTCATGCTTGAAAATCTCTCCTGCCCCCCACAGCAACTTGGCTGCAAAGAACGCTTCCTGAGGTGTGATCGTCTCACTCATCTGGCTTGCCCTCCTTTAGCATGTCTTCAGCCCACTGACGAAAGAAAGCATCCACACACTTCTTAGTCATTCGATAAGCAGCCAAGTGATCTGCTCTCGCAGCAAGCACTGCAAACATCTCCATCATCATCGTTTCTCGTAGCGTCAAGCTCGAAGCCAGCTTTGCCTCAAGCTCGGCAACCTTTTTATCTAGCTCACTCATCGTCATCCTCCATTTGCCTAACAAACTGGCTACGCTCCTGCCTAGCCTTCTCACGCCAATCGGGACCAAGCACCTGCTCGGCGTAGTAAACAATCCTTTCGAGGCAACCGAACATCACCCAAGGCATATTGAACTTGGCTGCTACCTTTGCAGATTGATCTAAGGTGTTAATGAAACGAATCAGTCGCCTCTTATTCTTCTCTGCATCCGGCAATGTCATCTCCCACTCCATGTGCTCAATCATCTTGGCTACATGCAAGTCAATGTCCTTCTCTGCCTGCTCATCGGGATAGCCGTCGTCCCAGATAGAATCCTGATCGTCACTCATCACACCACCTTCTTTCCTTTCGGCTCGGTGAATCCGAGCGTTCGTCTGACTAAAACTCCAACCTCACAAACGATGCAACGAACCACACCGCAACGCTTGCAATGATGCCGCATCCAAAACCAATCCAAAACACTAGACCTGCTTCGCCT